CCCGCCGCATTGAACCGGCGGCGCAGATATTCGGCCGCGCCGCGCCATCCGTCCGCCAGCTCGCGCGCGTTGAGATTGCCGGTATCACGCCCGAACAGCTCGCGCAGCACGTCCGTCAGTTCGGATTTCTCCCGCACCTGGCCGACGATGTTGGCGCGGTGCTTCGCCAGCAGGTCGTACATGGTCGCCAGCGCCGTCTGTTTGACGTTCCGCCAGCGATATTCGACGTTGGCATAGGGCGCCCGCTCATCGCGCACCAGATGGGCCAGCAGCGCGTCACCGCGCAGAGGGCCGTCCCTATACCGCCCGCCCGCATAATGCTCGCGCGCATTGGTCAGCATGCGTTCCTGCGCCGCCACCTGCAACAAGGCCTGCCGCTTCTTCTGGAGGAAGGCGCGCTTCATGGCCTCGACCGTCTTCTGGGTTGCCATGGCCTTGGCGGCTTCGTCACCCATCTGATGATCGAACCGCGCCAGCAGCTGCTCATACATGCGCTGCGCCTCGCGGGCCTTGTCCTTCGGGATTTTCCCCTGCGCGATCAGGTCGGGGATGCAGACACCAAGGCTCATTGAAACGATCCTGACGATGACATATGATGGCAAGGTGATGGCGCGGCGACGTGGAATGCGGACACGTTAGATGCCGGAGTAGGGCTTAGGCCGTAAACCGGATAGGGCGGGAAAGCGTGCGCACAAACCCCTGAAACGCGACATGGGCACGCCATGCTGGAGTAGCGACCAGTCCGCGCCATCATAGGCAGTCCTCTATGCCCTTGATCGCCGCTTCTTCGGCGTCGAGGTCGGCGAGCAGGGTGGCGGGGCTGATCGTGTCGCCTTCCTCATTCAGGCAAAATCCGGGCTGGTCGGCAGCGTCGAACAGGCCAAGCCCCATAGTGCCGTCCTGTTCCTTGCCGGTCTTCGCCGATCCTTGCAGCGGCGCTTCCGCGCTCAGCCGCGCCTCCTGGCGCTGACGATCGGCGATGTTGGGATCGACCGCCTCGCCGAGCGCGGCGCGGAAATCATGGTCCAGACTTTCGGTCTGCCATTCCGCGCCCTGCCCGTCCGGTTCGTCCCACCGGGCCTGCTCACGAGCCGGAATGAGGCCCGCAGCCTCTAAGTTGTCCGCGCCGTCGTTGGCCGCCCGTGAAACTGCTGCTGGCGCTCCGCCATCCGCAGGGCCTTCTCCGCCTTGGCGCGCGTCTCCGGCGTCAGCTTGTCGCTCGACAGCATATCTCGGATCTGATCCATCTTCTGGACGTCGAGCGCCATAGCCTTCATCCTCCATGCGGCGAAGCTGGACATACACTTCCGGGTCGAATTCCGCCAGCGTTTCCATATAGGCCTGGTCAAGATGCTCGCCGATCACGCGGTCTAACGTGCTTTCGAAGCTGTCGCCGTCATACAGCTCATAGGCGCGCATTGCATCGTCATCGGTCAGATCATCGATGCCGCGATCGCTCGCCGCATTGCGCAGCCGCTGGTCGAACTCGGCATAATCCTCGCTCTGCTGGATACGCTGCCGACGCGCCTCAACTTCCGCCAGATCGGTCGGCACGAAATGGCGCGTCTCGCCCCGGCGCTGGCTGTCCATGGCATCCAGCAGGTCGGTAACCGTGAAATCCGTCCGGTTCGGATCGCCGAAATAGCCTGCCTCTACGGCCATCTCCCGCGCACGATCGAGCGATATGCCCCGCTCACGCACCAGCGTGCCGATGCCGGGGACAAACGGATTGCCGTCGAACATGCCTTTCAAATTATGGCCTTCGTTGTCAGCTATGCCGCCTTTGCTGGCGAGGAACTGGAACAGGTCCATGGGAGCGCGGCGCACCGGCTTGGCGCGAGGCGCGATCGGCAGCGGCAGATCATCGCCCAGGTCAACCGGCACGATTTCGACATCATCGGGATCGATGATCGGCGCGCGATCGCTTCCCTGATCCAGCGCCTGGCGCTCGCCCTCCAGCCGGTCCAGCTCCGCCTGCAATTGCTGCTGCAACCCGCTCTCGGGATCGCCGCCCTCAATCTCGACCCGCTCACCCGCGCGCGGCGACGGATAGGCCTGCCCCATCTTGCGCTCGGCCCAGCGGACCACATCGGCCGCGCTCATGTCGCGCATCCACGGATTGGCGCGTGCGGCGCGTTCCCCCAGGACATCGACCGCACGCGCCGCCGGGTCGGCATCCAGCAAGCGGATAGCCCCATCCGACCCGGCAAAATGGGCAAGGTAGAGATTGCCCGGCGTTTCGGCCTGCCCAGCCCGCCGCAACGCCGCACCGTTCGCCGCCATCAGATCGTCCATCAGCTGATCTTGCAGCCGGGGATCGATCCGCTTGGCCGCGATCTCGGCTGCGCTCAAGCCCTGGGAACCGAAACGCCGCTTATAGAGCGCGCTCCACGTCCCTTCGGTGAACTGATATTTGCCGAGCGCCGATGACAGCGGCTTGCCGTCCCTGCCGATCGGACGCGCCGTGTTGCTGCCCGTGGCGTTCTCGACAACCCCGATCCGCCTTTTGACAACTGCGGCCGCCGAAACGTCCACCGTGCCGCTGCTGATCGCTGTTGATCCGCGCAGCGTCGGCATGCCCGGCGGCGGCGCGGACGAAGGCACATCGGACAGGATGCGCTCCATCGCCGCCCGCATGTTCGCCACATGCGCCTCGATGCCCGCCCCGTTGCGCACGAAAGGATTGGTCGCGGCAATCTCATCCTCGCGCCGCATGACATGCAGCGCCGACATTTCGTCAGGCGTCAGATTGTCGCGGCCCAGCGTTTCTTCCAGCAGGTCGGCCAGCGCGGCATCCGGCACGTCCTCGATGCGGCCGAAGCGGCTGCGGACCGATTCCGGCAGTCGCGCATATATCTGACCCAACACCGCTTCGCGCGCTGCCGGCGCAACATGAAGCGCGCCCCCAAGCGCCGCGCCGCCGATGCCAGCCATGCCGACGTTGGCGGCGGCCTGGCCGATGGTCAGTTCCTCGCCGCGCCGTTCCATGTTGCGCGCAAGGATCGGCTGCTGCGCCGCCTCGACCAGCGCATTGAGCACGCCTTCGCGCGCCATGGTCTGGATCACTGTCTTGCCGCCGCCGCCGATCGGAAGCGTGGCGAGGTTCAGCGGGTCAGCGAAGCCACCGATAATGCCGCCCGTCAGCTGCGCGGGCAAACCGGCCCGGCTTGCCGTCACGGCATCTTTCTGGCTGCGGCCTTCACGGTTGAGCACATATTGCTCAAAGGCGGTGCGATCGGCAGGCAACCCCGAAAACGCCTTCGGATCACGAACGCGCGCGGCGGCGATGTCCGCCCACATCGCGTCCTTGTCGTAGAGGTCTGAGCCATCGCCCATGATCCGCCGCCAGAAGGGCGAGCGATATTTCTCCCGGCTATTGCCGAGCGTCACCAGTGTATCTTCCAGTTCGTTATAGGCCTTGTGCAGCCGAACTTCCTGGAAGGCGCTTATGTCGTCGACGGTGCGGTTGATGCTCGCGCCGACGCCTTCGAGAAAGGAGGGCGGCGGCGCTTCGCCGGGGCCGGTCGACCCGATGCGCGGCGCCATCATCCCATTGTTGAGAACGCCAGCCATCAGCGGGCAATCACGAGGACGAACGCGCCACCGCCCTGGCGCTGCAACTCATGCCCGCCCGCCGACACGATCCGGTAGCGCGCCTGCCCCTTTTCATTCTCGCCCAGATAGACGGGGAAATAGCGTCGGCCGAGGTCGGCCTTCTGGAACGGCGTGCGCCCGTCATAGGTTGCGCCGTCATAGGGCGCGCGGGCTATGTCGCGGGAAAACTCATCCTGCGTCTTGTTGTCCGGCAGGATGACTTGCTTGCCGCCATATGCGCCGATGCCACCCTGCGGCGTGCCGTCGCCGCGCCGCGTGCGGCCCAGCGCGATGTTCAGCGAATTGCGGTAAAGCCCCGGATTGAACTCATCGCCGCCGCCAGCCTGACGGTGGGCATGGGCGTAAAGATCAGCCGCCAGATCACGGATGCCATTGAGCGCACTGCCCTGAATGCCGAGCGTGGCGGTGCCCATCGTCGATCGAAACGCGGCGTCGACCTCTTTGGCTGGGGCAAGTGCCGGATTGTTCTTGCGCTCCTGCCGCCCGTTGATCGCGGCAGCGCGAGCGTCTGCGGTGGGCAGCCCGGCCACGAAACCTAACCCGCCCTCGATCCGCTCGGCCTGGCGGAATCGGTCGGCCGCAGGCAACCGCTGCAACTCATTGACGATCTGCGCCCGGCCTGCCGCGCCTTGGCCCAGCAGACTTTTGTACCGCGCTGCGGTTTCCTTTTCGCGCGTGTCGATCAGGTCGCCCAGCTGCTTGACAGTCACCTGCTCGCTTTCGCTGGCCTTGCCCGCCGCCATCTTTGCCGACAGTGCATCGCGATCATGCAGCAGGACGGATATATCCTGCCCCTGATAGGTGCGGTTGATGGCGACCCGCTGCTCCAGCAACGCGATGTCGATCAGATCATCCGGCTTAAGCCCAACCGCCTGCGCCCGCTGACGCACTGCCGCAATTTCGGCAGAAGTAGGCACGATCCCCGCCGCCACCTTCTTCTGCAACGCGCTCGCCTCATCATTGACAGCTTGCCGCGCACGGCTCTGCGCCAATTCCACCTGGCGCGCGGCGGCTTCCTCCGCATTGGTGATGCGTGCCCGGACGCGATCCACGTCGGGCAGCTTGTCGTTGAAGAACCCCGCGTCGAGCAGCGCCTTCGCCTTGGCCATCTCCCCCTTGGCCAGCAGGCCGTCGACATAGCTACCCGTCAGCTGCTCGACGCCCGCACGGAACGCCGTCTGATACTGGCTGTCCGAAAGCTTCTGCCCCTTGAGGGTGGCTCGCAACAGGCCGATAGATGCCGTATAGCTGCCATCGTCGGGGCTCAGCGAAAGTGCGTTGCCCTGCTCTTTGACCATGCCGTCGACCTGCGCCGCGCCTAGCTTGGCCCGCTCGCCGATCGCCCACAGCCCTGCGCTCGATGCGGCGCGACCGGACAGATCACCCATGTTCGGCATGAACCGCTGGCGCACGCGCTGATTGGTGCCGAATCCCGCATCGAACTGGCGCAGCTCGGTATCGACCAGCTGCTGCACCTTGTCTTCGAAACCGTCGACGCCTTGACTGCGCAGCTTCTCGGTTTCCAGCGTGATGCGCGACTGCATCGCCGCGAAGGCAGCGCCCTGCTGTGCAGAAAGGGACGCATCCTCTTCGTCACGGCGGCGTTCCTCGATCCGGGCTTCGCTTGCCGCGATCCGTTCGTCAGTGTCCCGCCGCAATCGATCCACGCCCTGCGCCGCCTCGATGAGGTCGCTTGCCCCCTCCAGCATGGACACGCGCTGCTGGGGAATAGGGATGGGCGAAAGGCGCGGACCGGGCGCGATGCGTTGTTCAGCCATGGGTCAGCCTCTCGATCACCAGTTGACGTTTGGATTGCGCCTGCGCTGCTCGGGCGTCGGCTCGACCAGCCCGCTGCTGCGCGGAACGGGTATCGTGCCCAGGGGCTGGATCGGCGCGCGCTCCCTGCCCGCTTGGACCGACAGCCGATCGCTCGCCCGTTTGTTCTCGATGCCGCTGATGACAGCCGCCCCGGCCCGGGCCACACCGTTGAAGATCGCCGCCCGGCCATCCGCGCGAGCCTGACTTGCCTGCGCACGAAGCCCGCGCGCCTGGTTGGCGGCCGCATTGCGGATATTCAGCGCCTCCATCTGGCGCTGCACGGCATTGGCGTAGAGGATATCCGCCATGCTGCCGCCCGCCCCGGCACCGCCGCCACCGCCGCCCGCCGCCGCCTCGGCGAGCATCGCGCCATCTTCCATCCGGCTCTTGCGCAGGGCGGACAGCACATCATATTCGCCCTGCAAATCGGTCAGCCGCGCATTCTCATCCAGCGCCCGCGCCTGCGCCCGCGATTGGTTGTTGGCGGAGATGCCGCCCGCGATCGACTGGAAGGCCTGGCTTCCGATCAGGGCCGTCGATGCACTCACTTGTCGCTCCTTATCCGAACCCAGCAGAGTTCATCGCCGCCATCCGCCGCACTGGCGCGCCGCAAGCTTTCCAGTTGAAAGCCCAGCAGCTGCGCCCATTCGCCCGCTTCGGGAAATTCCGGGTCCGTCAGCATCTCCACTCGACGCCACGATGCGCCCTCGATGAGCGCGCGGATCCGGCGCGTGATCGCCAACAGCGCTGCGCCCTTCGCTTCGGCCATGACACACCAGGCCGTTGCCGCTCCCGCATGAGCGACCAGAAAGCCGCCACAGAAAATCAGCCGTCCCTCGCGATCGCGGGCGGACCATCCGGGACCAAGCTCAAAGGCACGGTCAGCGAACCATCGGCGTTCGCGGCGGGGCAGCAGACCGGCCTGCGCCGGCTGTACGGCGATTTCCTCCAGATCGGCGGGATGGAAGGGTTCGACCGCGATCATGAATTGCTCACCGTCATGTAGGGGACGATCGCACTGATCGTGCTCGGCAGTGGCAGATAGCGGCGAACCTTCACCGTCGGCGATGTCTCATGATTGCCGATATTCTCGATCTTGAGATAACCTGTGAACAGCGGCAGGGCGGAATCGGTTGGGCTGTTCCCCTGCACCAGCTCCGCACGCTCGACGACGCCGGCAGCCTCGACCTCGACGCCATCGGACACCACCACGCCAACATCGACACGATAGGGTCGGCGCTTCTTGCCCTGCGCCGTGCCGCTTTCGGAGCCGCCCTCGATGGGCATGGTCTCCAGCTCGGCCTCATAGGGCAGGCCCACGATGATGTCGCTGGCCTCATAGTCGAGCGTTGCGCCCCCGGCGCTGTCCAGATCGACCTCGCCATAGAATTTGCCGTCCGCGACGATCTGGACTGTCAGGCCTGCGAGGTGCGGCGCGCTGACGATGGTTGTTGCTGACCCTTGGTAATGCAACGCGGCATCCAACAGCACATGGGTGCGCGCCACGTCCCCCGGCCGCCGGATTGGGGCCATGCGCAGCATCATCCATCTATTGCCAAAGCGCTCATCCCCTTGGGCCGCGATCCACACTTGCGAAAAACGGCCATCAGGATCGGTGATGCAGGAAACATGACGAGCCGACAGACCATCGGCCAGGTTACGACGGGCCCAGCCAAGTAGCAGCTCATCGGGATTATAGGCCGCCGCCGCCATCGTGCCGTCATCCAGCACCGCCCAGATCAGCTTTTCCGGCTTCTTCTGCCACGCCAGTTCGCGGAACCCGGCGTTGCCGATATGGTCGGCATAGCGGCAAAGATCGGCGCTCTCCTGCCGAAGCATGCGCTCCGCGTCATAGGCGAACTGCATCACTTTCGTGCGGCTGCCCTCGATGTAAAGCACGCGCGTTCCGATCTGGAGCGGGCGGGCGTCAGCTGATCCTTCATGCTCCGGGGTGGCCGTGTCGAGATTGCCCGGGCCAGCCCCCTGCCCTGCGGATCCGGCGACGATCATATGTTCCGCATCGGCGGTGCCGATAACTAGCGCCCTGTCGGCGATCAGCCACCGGATGAAGTTCGGGTTGGGCAGCGGGCGCACGAACGCCATGTCGCGGCTGATGTCGCCCAGCTCGTTGCGATAGGCATGATCGTCGATCGACTCCGACGCGCTGGCATACACGCTGTTCGCCTTGGCCAGGACCATCCGATCCTGCCACAGCGTCACCTTGCTGGGATAGCCGCGGCGCGGGGAGAAGCTGCCGAAGCGCCAGCGCCAGCAGGCATCCGTCGTCGGCAGGCGGCGAATGACAGTCGCGGTCATCTGCGTCGCGCTGACATAGCCGGTGAATTTCAGCAGGCCGAAACGGTCATAGAGATAAGTCCACTGCACACCATAGGGGCCGTTGTCGTTGACATCGGTGCCGCTCCCCATGCCGTCCCATTCCGTCCCCTCGATGTGGATCGGCGCGACTGTCCCTGTTCGCTCGCTTCCCTCCAGCCATGGGAAAGGCCCGCCGATCCAGCCCGATCCATCAACACCAGCCGCCTGATAGACGCGGCCATTCCATTGGCGCAGATCGCCGTTCGACACCTTGATGCCCGGCTCCCAGCTGGGAATATCGGAGAAGCTGCCGCCCTCGATTTCCATGAAGCCGCCCACGTCCCCCGCCGCGAATAGCGCCGTGCTGGCGGTGATTGTGACCGTTCCCGTGGTGGCGTTCGCCGCGACAGTCAGCGTCTTGTCGCTGTTCCGCGTATCCAGCGGCCCATTACGGGTGGAAAATATCTCCAGCGAGAAACTATCCGCACCCGTCCGCACCAGCCGATGGATCGGATGATCCCTGTGCGTCAAATAAAGCGCGTCATAATTCTGCTGGTACCAGAGCGCCTTTACTTCCTCATAGGTCCACGGCGTTGCGATCTCATAGGGACTGCCGCCGCTCATGATCTGCGCATCATTGGTATAGAAGCGCATATAATTGTCGCCCGCTTCGATCTGATATCCCTGCGTCGTGTTGAACTCGAACGGGATATTGCGAAACGGGCCTTTGCCCCACGTCACATAGATGGTGCCCGGCGCCGCCTCCGCCGGCCCCTGCAACAACGGCAGATAGCCCAGCATCGACTTGAGGCCGATCGAGCGAATGGCCTGGTCAACGCGATCGCCAAGCCGTGGCGAAATCTCGCCACCATTGAAGCTGGTCTGCGCCGGGGTGACGTCGCCCATCGGTCAGCCTCGCCAGCCATTACGGCGATAGCGCGCGCTGGCCCAGCTGCTGGCCGTCATCGGACGGACGGCGCGACGATTACCATTTTCAAGGGCGTCGGCGCGCCGTGCCTTCGCCAGCACGTCTTCACGCCCGTTCGTCAAATCCTCGTAGAGCCCACGCTTCGATGTGCTGCCTTCGCAGCTTTCCATCGCCAGCGTGTAGGCCATGACGTCCGCGAACAGCGCCGACCAAAGGCTGAGGTCTTCGACCAGAACGATGCAGCGGATCAGGATCGAACTGCCCTGATTGGTCAGCACATAACCGCCCTCAACCTCGCCGTCGAACCATTCAGCCGCGTCGCGCGACCATGGCAGATAACGGATAACGGCGGGGGGGAGCTTGTAGCGGTAGGCCCAACCGAAATCGGGAGCGACGGTATCGGGGTTCACTTTGAACCGCCGAATGGCGAAGTTCCAGGGATGGAGAGCCAGCGCGGAACGGACGGCGATCGGCCAGAGCGTCTGGTAGTCGACAGCCTTCTGGTCTGTATCGAGCAGTTCGGTGAACCGCTTGCTTTGCCCCAGCAGGATTTGCGCCTTGTTGATGATGCCCGTCTGACTGATGGCCGTAGGCGCTGGCATGGGACGATCCTTCTGGGGAAGAGGTAGGCGCGCCGCCCGAGCAATCAGCTTCCACCCTGAACCGGCCCTGCTGTATGCTACAGGACCGGGCCCATCGGGCGGCGCACCCCTCGCGCGGTCAGGCGACCGCGAGAGTTTCCATTTCGACGTTCACGATGCCCGCGGCGGGAAGGTCCGCCACGCTGGCCGTCATGATGATGGTTTCGGCGTCGGCATCCAGATCGTCCTCGGCCGTCGCGACATGCCAGACGACTTCGGCATTTGCCGTGGTGCCATAGGCCTTCGCCGCGCCATATTTGGCGGGCGTGCCGGAAATGCCGAACGCCAGCTGCGAAGTCGTGAGCGACACGCTCGAAACCACACTGAAACGGCGCACCACATGGCCCTTGGGCTTTTTAAAGCACACGTTTGTGGTGCCGGCCACCTTGTCGACGTTCGCCTTCGACAGGTCGAAGCTGGCCAGAAAGCCGCGCTTCTTCCCGCCGTCAATGGCGCCATGCACCTTGGCGGGGCTCGGAGCCGTGCCGTCGATAGCGGTGCCGGTGCGAAAAGTATCATAACCCATTTTACCTGCTCCTGTTGGAGGATGCGGCGGGCGAGGCTCGCGCCCCGCCCGTCAGATCACGCGCACTCGACGATCGCGCACTTGTCCTCGTGGACGCGGCTGAACCGGGCGGCGCTATAGCCCGACAGCTGCTCGCTATGGTTGATGTCGGGGCGCTCCGCGATCTTGCCCTCGAAATCCAGCCAGCTGCGCCCAGCGATGCCGCTGGGCACGAACACGGGCAGGCGGCGATGGCCGCTGCCGTTGACGGTCAGCGCCGACCCCTGGCGATAGGCCTTGGGATTGGTGATTTCCGCCGGGATGAACTGGATGCCCAGGAACGGCGTTGGCTCACCATCCTGCAACGCCTGACGGGCATCCTCACCCAGCGGCTTGTACTTGCTGCGGGCCTGGCTGTCCGGATTGTAGCGCGAGTTGATATACTCATCGATCTGCAACAGATCGTCGATTTCCTCCGCCGTCACCAGCATGTGGATCATCTCAGCTTCGGTATCGACCAAGTTCTGGCGGAACAGCTTTCGGATCGCGCGCAGCTTCTTGAGCGTCAGGCCCACATAGGTCGCGGCCGTTTCGCCGGTATCGGCCGCTAGCACATTCGCGCTCTTGAACGGCACGGCGGTCAGACCTTCCTTGCCAGTATAGGCCGTGCCGTAGAAGCCGACCAGCCACTGATCGTCCTGATAGCGACGGATGCCGCGCGCGATGCCGACCGGCAGCGGCGCACGGATATCGACTTCCGTCGCCATCTTGTCGTCGGGATCGAGCAGCACATGGATGGCGCTGCGGTTCGGCTTGTGGATCCAGCGGCGCTCCACGTCGGGCGACGTGTATTTGCTCTGCTGGTGACGGCCCTCGATTTCCTCGGCGTACAGATCGCTGAAACGATCGGTGATTTCCACCTTCTCGCCATCGACATTCTTCCAGCTGCCGACCATCGGCTTGAGCTTGCCGGGCTGTTCGTTCAGCTGGAACTCGACGGCCTTTTCGTAGGAAACGGTGCGGGTAGTTTCGGCCCAATTGTCGGGCATAGGTGCCTCCTGGCTCAAAAATTAGCGTTGTGCTGATTTTCGAGCGGGGATGCAGGTGCGCCCTGGGCCGCTCTGGCGATCGTCGGTTCGCCTGCAACCTTCCGCTTCTTTAGCGGATAAGCACCGGGGCAGCGGAAGGCTGGGATACCGGACAGAGCTTTGGGGAAGGAAGGACCACCCCCGAAGCCCTGCGCCGGAAATTACGCTATATGCTTAATCAGTCAAGACGATTTCAGCGCCGCCCCTGCTGTTGCTGGTAGCGCCCTTGCGCGACCAGCGCCGTGAGCCGCTGATTTTCCTTGTCCTCCGGCGACCCCGCGACCTGCGCTTTCGCGCGCCAGCTCGCATCCTTGTACAGTTCCTGCTGGCGCGCTTCTGCCTGCGCCGGGGTCATTGCCCCCATGCCGGGCGGAATATCGCCACCGGGGATGCTTGGCAGATCGCCCACCCGATCATGCAGCGAGAACATGAAGCGCATCAGATTGGCCGAGCCAATCTTGCTATCCAACGCCGCCATGTCTTCGGTCGACAGCTGCACGCCCATCTGCGGCAGCCAGGCTTTCAACGCATCCAGCTTCTGGTCGAAATTGCCGCCCGCCTTGTTGAAGTCCCCTTTGAAGGTCTCCAGATCGGCGGCGCTCGCCTCGCTCTGACGCAACAAGTCGGCCGCGACGGCCTGATTATTGTAATCGACGATCGCCTTCACCTGCTGGGGCAACAGTCCATTTTCGTGCGCCACCTTGCGGAATCCGTCCGCGAACTCCGCAGGCATGCCCTCGGGCACGTCGATCTCATAGACCGTCGCATCCGCCGGGCGCACAGCATCCGCAAACGCTTTGAACGACTCCGGCGTGTCCCCCGGCATCGGCACCTTGCTGCTCGCCAGCGCCTTGGTCGCGATATGCCCCTTCGCGAAATCGTCGAGCGTGCCGTAATTGGCGAACACGGCATTGCCGCGCAGATCTTCCGACAGGCTATCACGCCATGTTGCAGCCGCCGGGGCGGGTGCCGGGGTCAGCGCGTCCGCGCTGGGCGTCGGCGACGGAGCCGGCGCGGGCGACGGCGCGGGAGTGGGAGAAGGTGCAGGCGCCGGGGTGGCAACGTCGCTCATGATTGTCCTTTCATGGTGTTGAGAAGCGTTTGAAGACGGCGGAGCTTCGCCGCATCGAGGTGAAGGCTCTTGAGGATCAGGCGGACCATGCGCTGCGCGCCCAGCGCCTCGCGCAATTCGCTGTCGCTCACCGGGCCACGGATGCCCGCGACATCGGCATGGGCAGCCAGATGGTCGAAGAAGCGGGCGGCTTCGGGCCGGACTTCCCCATTCGCATCAAGAAACAGCGTGCGGGCGTCGGATTGCAGCCGCGTCATAGCGCCGATCGACGCGGCCACCCTAGCCATGCGCGCCTTAGCCTTGGCGGCATCGGCCGCGAGCGCGTTGATGTCCTGCTCAAGCGACATTGGCGGCCCCGGCCTGGCTCAAATCCTTGGCGGCCCGCGCGACTTCGGGCAGCGCCTCCAGCGCCTGCTGCGCCTGCGCCGCGTTGAACCGGGCTTCTTCCGCCGCTTCCTTCTCCGAATCCGTCGCCGCCCAACTCGCCGGCACTGCCTCGATTTCGGCGATGCCACGCACCGCCTTGTCCAAAGGGAACTCGGTAAAGAAGATATCCAGCGCCTCGGGCTTGTACTGCGCCACCGCCGTGACCTTATCGAGCGTGCGGAAATAGCCGCTCGCCTGCTCCGACCGGATCATGCGGTTCAGCGGATTGTCGTACTTCATCGCCCGCGCGCCGCCCGCTTCGCGGACCTCGTGCGGCATGTCGTCGAACTCGCCCAGCTGCGCCATCAGGTCGACCTCGCGCATGTTCATGGGCGTGAACCATTCTTCTTCCTGGCGGCTCAATGGCTGGAGAAGGATGCCCTTTTCCTGCTTGCGGTCGTAGAGCTGGGCGTCGGTCACATGGCTTTTCAGGTCGTTCAGAACCGACAGCATGTGACGGAAGAACGCGCGATCGATGACCTTCTCGATACGCTGCTGGATCATCAGCGCCGGGTTCATGTCGCCCACGTCGAACAGGCGCTGAACGGTCGGATTGCCGCGATGGTCGATCGCGCCATAGGTGATTTCGCGCGCGCCATAGATGATCTGCTGATCCTGCATGTCATCGGATGCGCCAAGCGGCGGCATCAGCGACATTTCCGCCCCCACCATCATATCCAGCATGATCGCCTGGGCCGATTTCACCGATGGCAGAACCTTCGTACCGGGGCCGCGACCGTAGGTTTCATTGGGCGAACGGTAAAAGCGCGAATAGGTGCTGGGATTGCTGTTCCATCCGCCCTGCTGGATATATTCCTTGTCCCCGATCGAAATGAAGCCGCCCATATAGGGCTTGCCGCGCCAGTCCATGCGATCATGGTCAACATTGTAATTGACCTCGCACGTCCGCATGAACTCGAATTCGTTTGACCGTTTCTTGGGATCGGTCGCGGCCTCCAGCACCTTCGGCGCGCGCTGCAACTTTTCATCGCCGAAGAACTGGCGCGCCTGTTCGGCGGTCCACCGGAATTTCTTGTGGAAGCGGAAGGGGATGCCCTGCCAGTCCTGCTCGATCCACACGCCGCCGATATGCTCGCTGCGATACTTCATGCCGATCGGCTGCCGGGTCATGGGGTCGAACCGCAGTTCCACGTCCATCGACTGGTTGCCGAAGCACATCAGGCTGGCGATGCTTTCCGCTACCTGACCGCTCCAGCCCGACATGGGATCATTGCGCAGCGCGAACAGGCGCAGCGTCTTGCGCTCGAACCATTCGCGCACATGCTGGTAGCGTTTCAGTTCCTCGGGCGCTTGCAGCAGCTGCCACAGCGACCCGGCAGGCATAACGAAGCCCTGGAAAACGGACACGCCATCGTCCAGCGCATCTTGCCCATATTCGTCAATGACCTGATTGGACCGATCCTCGCCCTCCGCGCGGCGGGTATCCCATGGGAAATCCGCCTGGCGGGGAAGGAACAGCTCAGCGGCTTCCTGCCACCTGCTGTCAAAATTGGAACGCTTGGTCTCCAATTCGCCCTGCTTGGCGATCGCGGCGGCCGCGTCGAGCATGTTCCTTCCCCCCGGTTTATGGATCAGGCGGTTTCAGCCACCGGCTTTACCGGCGCGCGAAAGATCAGGCTGTCCGCCGCCAGTTCAGCCTTCCGGCCCTCCCCAATGTGCAACGGCGTCGGGATTTCGCACCGCATAGCCAAATCCTGCCCAACTTGGAGCGACACGCCCCGCACGGTGAAAGCGGGAATGTCGCTGGGCAGATCGATTTTGGCCGAAAGGCGCAGCATCTCATCGGCCTGCACCAGCTGGGCCGCGTCGATTTCCTTCGCGAAGTCGATGCAGAACGCCTTGCCGTCATCGAGGACCAGCACAGCTTTTTCGACATGCTCGGCCTTGAAGCCGTTCGCGTCGGGGGAGCCGCCGAACAGGCGATCATAGGCCTTAGCCGCTTCGCCCTGCGCAGCGTGGCGCTTTTCCGCCGCTGCCTCCCTCTGCTTGGCTTCCGACCTATCGCGGCGCGCCTGCTCCTTGCGCGCGTTGCTCGCGTCTTCCGCCGCCTGCGCGGCCGATTCTGCCTTTTCGCGGGCCGTCTTCTGCTCCGGGGTTTCCGGCAACAGCTTGGCGATCAGATCGGGCAGCGAGGCTTCGAGGATCGGGGGCAGGATTTCGCGCAGCTTCTCCACGACGACGCTACCGATCAGCTCGCGCTCCACATCGGAGAAAACCGGCGTCGTCTGCGTCCCCGAGGCAACAGACGGTGCATTCGGGTCAGGCTCCAGCCCCGGCTGCGCTCCCGGCTCGCCCGCCCCTTCCTCTGCGCCGCTGTCTTCCTGCGCGCCAGACTGGACAGACCCAGCAGACGCATTTTCAACGTCATCTGATTTTTTTTCGTTCGCTTGCTGCGCATCAACCTTTTGCTTTGTCACGATAAATTCCTTCCTGCCTTACGCTTTCTGATGAAGTCACGCGCCAAGCGAAGTCTTGGCACCGGTGGAAGATTCCGCCCCGCCGACGCCCATCAACATGTCCGCGGCCGGGGTGCGTCGACGGGACAGGACATCGCGCTTCTGCGCCTCCTCCGCCGCCTGGTTGACAGTTGGCGTCGGCACGGCCTTCGGCATCTTGGGCTTGCTGAGTGCCTGCGCAGCCGACGCCCCCGCACCAATCACCGCCGCACCAATCAAAACCGCCGCTGTGCTCATCGCCGTGCCCCCGCAAAGCCAGTATGTTTGACATTGGTGGCGACCTTCTTCGCCGCCGCCTTCCGATCCATGTCATCCAGCACGCTGCCGCGCTTGTTCAGACCCGCGACCAGATACTGGAGCGCGTCCTGAACATGGCTGAAATCGTTTTTCAGAGGCTCATCTTTCCAGAGCCCCGTGCCGTTGGAACGGCTTACCCGGGTGATGACATAACCATTGTTGAACCCGCGCCGCAGATAACGGCAGGCAGGGCTGATAATCATGCCCGGACGGCCCGCGACATTGTTGACGAGCAGATCGCGGACGATCTCCAGACGCCCCTGTGGCCCCTTGAGGCGGTTCCCCTTCACCGGCGCCGGCTTGACCTTCATCCCGAACGCCAGCGAGAAATCGTCCAGCCACGAAGGGTCCAGTTCCGTGCCCTCATAATCCGTCGCCGGATCTGACCAGGCGACATTGATGCGGGCGTTGGGGAACCGCTCATTGACGAACTCGCGGCACGCTTTTCCGAATGCGGTTGGCCCCATGGACTGGAGCTGTTTGTCGTCATCATCATTGAAGATAACCAGCTCATCGACGATGCGGATTTGCCCGGTGGGCATTTTCTGGCCGAACACCGCAGCCGGGGTCGCGCCGCCGTCGATCGCCATGCACAGCTCGATGCCCTCGGCCGCGCGCAATTCGCTGACGGCGGTGTGGAAGGCATCGATGAACTCGGGAAAAACAGGCTGACCGTTCCGAACCGCGCCGAATTCATTGTCGACGAAGCGGCGCACGTCATTGTCGTTGGCACCGATCATCAGGCGATCATAGTAACCCGGCGGAAGGTTCGCCAAATTCTCGGCGTTGGGATCGCGAGCGCCAGGCTGGCGATGGAAGGCCACCCCGAAATTTGCGCCATAGAGCTTGCGGAACTCATCCAGCTGCTTTTCGCTTAGGCCAAGGTTCTTCTCGACCAGCAGCTCATAGGTCCAGTTGTCGACATCGGGCGCGTTCATGTCGAGGAAGATGCCCGACCATGCGCAGCCGCCATCCTTCGCCTTGGGATAGCGGCCGACGCGCGGCAGCCCGAATTTCAGGACCGCGCGATGCAGCGTGTCGCCCTCGTTTAGCCACAGCCATGTCAGCTGCATGCCCTTGAAGACCTTTTCCGGCTTGTTTTCCTCGCCGAGCGCGCGCCAGAGGATTTCAATCTCCAGCTTGCCATAGCCGGGTATGTCCAACTTCAACTTCGACACCATGTCGTCGCCGTTGAAGTTGTCCTTTGTCTTCGGGAACCAGCTGAAAAAATCGTCCATGACGTTGGCCTTCAGCTGGGCATAGGTTTCACGGATCACGCATCCGCGCGATCGCCGCACCCCATCCTTGCCCGGCTTCTGCCACATCGTGATCCAGATGATTTTCTGGAAACAGCTGGTCGTTTTCGCGGAGCCATAAGGCCCCATAATCCCGCTCAGGAACATCTTGTCCTGGACGAACCGGGATGCCACCGGCCCGACGAAATTCATGGTCGCGGCGCGGGCTTCCCCTTCCGCGTCGTCATCGCGGTCGATGGTCGGGATGCTGTCGTAGGAGGGGACCGCCGCTGCGTTACTCGCCATCGCCGCCCTCCGGGACTGGCTCATAATCCGCCTCTTCCGGCGCCCCGATCATCCGCATATTCTCGAAGTCGATCGCGTCCATGCCCTTTTGGGTCAGCGCGTCCTCCAGCTGCCCCATCGGCACGTCCATCGGCGCGTTGATGCCGGGGATGATGATGAAGGCATCCGTCTTGCCAGCCACTTCCACCGTGAGCGGCTGCCGCCCGTGGACATAGGTTTGCATGTCGCGCAGCACGCCGACCTGCATCTGGGCGACATCGAGGGCGCTGATCTTTTTTCGCGACATGTAGCGGATAAGCTTGTCCGCCAGCTTCCCCGCCATCTTCGCGGACAGCGCGTCCCCTAGCCGGTCGATGATCCGCTCGATGCGATCCAGTTCCTCGCCGTCCCCGTCATCGTCGGCCGCACGAATGACCTGCACCAGCATAGGCAGCGGCATCGATGCCATGTTGCCCAGCGCATCCGCCGGATCGCCGTATTTCTGGACAAACCATTGCGCGAATTTCTTGTTGCGCTTGTTGAGCGCGTTCGGCGGGCGTCCGCGGCGGACCTCGCGCAGGTGCTGATGCGGGATATTGCCGTTCGCGTCTGCCAACATGCTCAGCTGCACAGCGTCGGGAAACGCTCCGCCTAGATCCGCGTGGCTGATGCCGGCGGCGTCGGCGACCGCCTTTTCCATGCTGCTAGGTTCGGTTGACATGCCCGAAGCCCCCGCCTAGCCTCGCACCACTTCCACCCTGCGCCAGGACAGCCGCAATTGCACCCTGACCCGTATCGCAGCGTAGCCCCGTCGCGCTTTCGCGCCGACTGAAACTCGCGCGCGGGTTCCCCCGCGCCCCCGACCCCATTGGCCCCCGGCTAACTTCGCCCATCCGGCGATGCCCGGCTTTCAGGAAGGGCGGCAACGATCGGCCGCCTCGATCCGAAAGATCGGCCTCTGGCTGAGCCGCGCCTGCGCGACACGGGTGGCACCAGACGAAGACGGGGCGGTGGGGGGGCGCGCCCCCCACCTGCCCACGATGCCGCCAAGCGGCACCCCTGCCCTGCGCATGCGACCCGCAGGCGTGGTGCAAATTGGTGATTATCCGAGGATCGACCCAAAAGGCCGACATATCAGCAGCTTGCATAGAGCCATGCGACGGAAGCCATGCGACGGCGCAGAATCCGCCCACGAAAAACGGCCGAAATCCGCCAATTTCGGCAAGAGCCTCGACCGGCAGCGCCGAGGCCTCATCGACCCAGATCGGCACGGCCTGGCCGACCTGCCGCCGCAAATTTTTCCGGCCGACCCCACTCCGCCCCGCGACCAACACCCGTCCAGCGACAGAGCGCGCATAAACGCCCCCTATTTTATTCGAGGCGACGGCGCGGCGAGGATCGAAGGCAACGACCATGGATCAGAGACTTAGCATATTGCTGAAATCAGCGACAAGCCCTCCCCTCATGTTCCATTGTTCCAGCTTCTGAAAGACAAAATGGAACATAGTTAAGGCCCGGTTTACTTAGCTCGCGGCGGGATGGTGGCGCATGTTCCAATGTTCCACGGATCGCGCATGTCTGCGCATGCGCGCGCGGGCCACGCACGCACGGGCCGACCAGCCCCGGCCGGAACAGCGGATCATGACCTTAACCGATTGGGTTAGCTTGTTCTTTTTATGGAACAGACATTCCGCGCATGGAACACTCCCCCGACCCATCGGCGGCATCCAGCCTGATCGCTGCCTATGGGTCGGGGCCACATGAGAGCTAAGGAAATGGGTGCGGGCGGGAGACGCCAAAGGAGCGCGGACGCACCGCGACGGCTGCGCCGCCGCTGTCCGCGCGAAGAATGAAGACGTTGAAACGCCTTCATTCTTTTTTGTTGACTTAAGCTATTTGCTGAAATTATTGTCTGATTGTCGCCACTCGGGCGGCACCTTCGCCAAAAGGAAAATCAGATATGCAACGCGCAATCATAGACTGCGGACTTGAGACCTTAGACGTCCTGATCCCCACCGGCACCGACCTTGATGATGCTTTCGACGCCTACGACGCCGAAAGCGGCGAGATGGTGCGCATCAATGGCTGGATGCTCGATGCTGACGCGATCAGCTTTGATCGGGCCGGGAGCATCTACTGATGAAGGCCGACCTATTCGGGCCCGCGCCCGCTCGCCGAACGCCGCGAAAGCTTATGCATGCAATAGATAGCGGCAACTTCCCGGACGGGAAGGATGCAGCCCATTTCCAGTGCAAAGCATGCGGCCACGACAGTGGTTGGGTTTACGCGACCCGCGCCGAGGCTCGACGCGGCATTCCATGCCCTCACTGCAACGGCGGAGCCTGACCGCATCGCACGAGGGTCGGGGAGCCAAAAGCCTCCGACCTTCCACGATGCGGCCAAGCATCACCCTTCGCCAAAGGACAAGCTATGATCGACAACACTAGTCAGCTGAGCAGCTGCACCGCATGGTGCCGGGAATGCGGGCACCGCATCGACGGCGATATCCACTATGACGCCGCCGCCTTCGGCTTCCATCCGGATTGCCTGCAGGGCGAGCCGGTCGCCGCCTCGACCCAGCGCGATCTGCAATGGATCAGTCTCCGCCTCGCATCGCCCATGCGCGCGATCGATGCGCAGCAAGGCGCGGTCGACCTGCCGCTGTTCGGAGCAGCAGCACAGGGGAACCTCCTATGATCCAGCTGGACCTGTTCGCGCCGCCGTCCCCGCCACCCGTCATTGCGGCAAAACCGTCACGGCCTGCTCATGCCCTCGCATTCGAGCAGCAGCGCGCCACGGTGGATGGGTCCACCGCTCGCGCCGAATCGGCCGGTCGGATCGAACGCCTCACATGGGGCGAAGGCGCAAAGGATGGCCCCATGCGCTGGGGCAAGGGCGGCTACCGGTTAGAGATTTACGAGGACGGCGGCCAGTGGTTCGCCCGCGAAGAACTGGCGATGCACAACGGCGGATCGAGCGGTCCCTTCTGGCCTGTCCGTGACGTGCGCGGACGGACCAGCCTCGACACGCGCGAGGCCGTCATCCTCTTCCACATGCGAAAGCTGCTCAAGAGCGCGGCGACCAGCATGGCGCGCCCATATGGCGACGAGGAAGCCCGCGCCAAGCAATTCGCCAAACTGGCGGCATGGTCGATCGCGCAGTGCCCCACGCTGATCTATGGCGTCGACCTCGCCGCAGAGTTCGCCACCTTGTGCGAGGCGGAAAAGCTACGCGAGGAACGTCGCTGCATCGCGCTCGATGCCGTCCACGATCTAGCCAAGCGCGTGGACGCGGTTATGAAATCGATCGACGTCGACGCCTACAGCGGCAGCTGGGATGCGGGCCTCATCCATAACAAGGCCGTGAAGGACTGGCCCGGCAAGGGCGCTGATCCTGTCGGGCACGCAAAGGCATGGCCAGCGGAATGGGCGATCAGCGGCCACGCCCCGGCGGCGTTGAGCGTCACCATCTACCCGCGTGTAGGCCAGGCCGAAAGCCGGTCGGTCCGCGCAGCCGTCGGCGCCCTCACGATCGCGCTCGCCGAGCCGATCCTAATAGCCGACGAAGACGCACCCTATCCCCATGGCAACTGGAAGTGGGAGGATCAGTAAATGCAGATCGACATGGGATTTATCGACCTCCCCGCGCCGCAGAGCATCGGCACCGACGGCAAGCGCGCATGGTTCTGGCAGGACGGCAGCTGGCAGGTTGGCCGGGCATGGAATGTCCGCCCCGATGGCACAATAAGCGGCATGTGCCGCGACTATGGGCCATGGGGCTTCAACTATGGCGGCAGATCGCCGCTGGAGACGCATGGCTGCTGGAAGCCGCACGAGGTCCGCTGGAAGAAGCCGACCGCACAATATGAGCGGCCGGAATAGCCATGATCCTGCATGCGACTATAGGTGAACAGACCTTCGAAATCGACGCACGGCACAGTGGATCGCTTGGCTGGCGATGGTGGCGGCGATCTATGCTGGACTATGGGGTTCAGGACGAGCGCGTTGTTCCTTTGGGCCACACCGCTGACGGCCGCCTGCTGATAGCCCATGAAATGGACGGATTGCTCGCCGTCGTCTCGCCCCACATGTTGTTCCCGATCCTCGATGATAGCGCGCAGACCGGAGCATCGGCAGCGGCTGCGTCGTTCATCAACCAACTGCTCGAGCAGCCACGACTGTTATGACCCTACCTTGCCCGCGCTTCCAGCACAGCCGCAACAGCCTTGCGCCGCACACCCTCGACATAAGCGTTGTTCAGCTGATCGACCCCGCGCCGCCATTGCACCAGTTGCTGCGCGTTCAACGATGGATCGGCCGAAGCCATCGACATGTCGCGCATCCGGCGCTCCCGATCGCCGCAATGCGCCCGCGCGCCCTCGGCGACCGTATCGGCGCTATCGCCCCCGTTAGACCATTTTCGGGCCGTGGAGAGAACACAGGTCCGATAATCCGCCGCCGCGCCCTGCAACGACGCGGAAGCCTGCAACAGCAGCAAAGTAAAGATCATAATCCACCCCGTAATTCAGCCCGCCGTAAGGTAAGCTCGGTTAAAAGCCCGGAAACTAATGCCTTGCCCCCGTGGGGACAGAGCAACGGGGTATTATCAAAAATGGATAACGAATTGCACCGCGCACTTGTGGCACCGGCGATCAAGGGACTTGCGCAGCTGCTGGAGGCAGCCGATCCGCGCGAGGAACTGCCCGTGCGCGGCCTGGCGGCATTGACGCGGCTAATCGCGGAGGCGGCGGACCGGCAGGAGCTTGACGCCCTCGCCGAGCGGCCCTAGCCCTCCTTCATACGAGTTCTTTTGGCGAAGAAGGGAACGGCCTCGCATCCAATGGGTGCGGGGCCTTTCTCATGACCTATTGCAGCCGCGCCTTCATGTCGCGCAGGTCGGACTGTGCCCACACGCGCATCATCACTGCATCTTCCTCGCAGATGCCCAGCCAGCGCGCGATGATGTCGATCGGCATGTGCGCCATCCACCACGCGCCCGGCGCATTATCCTCCAGCTGCTCCGCGCTTAGTCGCGACGGGCGCGGCTTCTCGGGGTCGAATATCATCGACAACGCTGCGCGCCGACGATCATCACCGCCAGCGACAGGTCGAGGCTGACCAGCAGGTAGACGGCGATGCAGTAGCTCATCGCGCGTCCAGCTGCGCCAGCTCGGCCGTCGCGCCCGCCCTTGCGGCCGTCAGGTCGACAATCTCCGACAGCGGCACCAGCGTCGACCAGATGCCCGGCCCGTCATAGCGGACCTTCACATTGCCCGGCACCGATCCCTCGATCATGCGCAGCGCCTGCGGCCATTCGCCATTCTTCCATGTGGTGCCTGCGAATATCTGGCGCAGCGCCTCGCTATTTTTGTTGGCCACGGCCAGATACATGACCTCTTCGGCATTGTCGCGCAGGGCCGCGATCGCGCCCCATTTGACCGTCTCGCCGCCGTCCGCCGCCTTCTCGACCTTCCGCGTGGCGTACATCAGCTGCATGCCGTGCGTGCGCAGCTTGTCGCGCGCCTCGCGTCCGCCCTGACCTTCCTTGCAGATTTCGATGAAGGCCCGCTCGATCCAGCGCGCCACCGTCTCCTGATGCTTGCCAGCAGCAGCCGACAGGCGGAACTGCGTCAACCGGCCCAGGCACCGCTCGCTCGTGCTTTCCGCCTCCGCTTCCGCGATCGACAGCATCGGTCCCAGCGCCTCGACGAAGCGCCGGCAGCGCGTCGTCGCTTCCGGGTCCGGTTCGTTCGGGTCGCCCATGTCCAGCTGGACGATCGGCGCGCTGTCGAACAGCATCAGGTCGGCCAGCGCCAATATCTCGCCATAGGTATTCTGCCCGCGCGGATCGACGCGATGGCGCAGCAACTCCGCCTGATAGGCCGCCAGCGTGGCAGGGTAGCGTGGCCACTGGTCGACCAGTCGCCGGGTCAGGGCCAGCCCCACATCGTTGAGCGTGCCCTTGAGCCCCCATTTCTTCTCCATGATCGCCTCGATGCCGCCGACATCGATCGCGGCCGTGTTCGGCGGGAACTTGGATAGCGTCAGGATCGCCATGCGGTTGCGGTCCTGCTGCTCCAGCTCGTGGTGCATGATGGAGGAAAAGAGGAAACAGCTATAGGCGACGAAATCGACCGCCTTATGGTCGCTGGAGCCGCGCCCCTTCTTCGCGCCCGAACTGGCGAGACGCGCCAGCGCGATGATCTTCTTGACAAATCCGCCGCCATCCTCGCTCGGCTCCGGTTCGTCGTAGAGGACGGGCAGGCGCTGATCCATCAGCGACTGTGAAATCCACGCTTCGGACGGGTCCTGGCTCTCCAGCGCCCATTCGACCAGCAGCCGGGAAATCAGCCCCTGCAACGTCGACTTGCCCGCGCCGGATGGACCGACCAGCCACATATGCGGACGCCACCCGATCGCGCCGCACAGCTTGGCGCAGCCCAGCCAGCCCAGCACCAACAGCGCATCGAGCGAAACCCGATCCTTGCCGTTCGCATCGAGCGACACGGTGCGCCCATCCTTCCAGTTCCAGCCCGCAAGGATGCGCAACACGCCGCGCCCGGCATCGACCTCCGCCCCCTTGCCGGGCCTAGGCAGTCCCGGCGCGGTAGGAAAGATATGCGGTCCGATCAGGCCGGGATCGCTCCAGATCGTCTTGGCCGCCTGCCCGCGCGCATTCTTGCGCCCGCCGATTAGGATGGCATCGCCGCAATGCAGGATGATTTCGCCATTGGCCCCGCGGTGCGATCCACGCCCGCGCACCTTGCCCGCCGGGTCGAACAGCCCGCGCCGCGCGCTTTCATGGATCAGCGCCCGCTGCACCTTGGTCTGGTTAAAACCGTCCTTCACCATCTGGGGCGGGTTCTTGTCGCTATTCCCGCCGATATTCTTCCATTGCGGGAAACTGTCATCCAGCCAGAGCATTTCCGTGCCGAACAGCAGCATCAGCTCGCCCTTGCGGAACTCGCTGCCCATGGTGCGCAGCTGGCCGCGATAGTCGAGGAAATAGAGCTTGTCGCTTAGGTGGCCGAGCGGCTGCACCGGACAATCCGGCGGCAGCTCGACCATTTCCATGCTGTCGCCGCGTGAACGGCGATCGGGCTCGCGCAGATCTGGCGCGTCCTGCGCGCCGTCGACAATCGCGCCGATGTCATCGACGGGGGAACCGGTCATGACCAGTCCCCCCTGGTGCTATGCGGGGCGCGCGCTGAACGCCGCGAGGCGGTGCCCGATGACACCGCGCTGGGGGCCTTGCGAGCCGTACCAGACGGCCCTCCGGGTATATTCATTTCTTGATGGCCTCCCGATCGCCACGGACAGGGCAACTTTCACCCAAGTCCTTTTTGGAAAGCACGATCTTGGCGTCACGAAGGAACCGCCAGCCTGTGACGCGCGGGTCCGTGCCGACAGTGTCCCACTGATAGCCCCTTGCCTTCGACAGCCGCTTGGCCGCCGCTATTTCCTCCCGTGTGAAGAGGGCAAACACGGGCGCCAGTTTGTAACCCATGCAGTCGCGGGTGCGGGGCATCAGGCGGGCTTCTCGATATTGATCTTTGGGCCCCAGAAGAAATCAAGTGGCCATTGAGTGATAGGGATACCGAATACCTGCACAGAGAAGTGCTCGGGATCATCAATGTCGCCAAAAGGATCGTTTTCGTTGACCTCAACTATTTCCCATCCACCGGAGCACCAGCTTGACTTGCCGTCATCATCCGTTTCTGGCGTCAGCTTTACGCCGCCGGGAACATCCTGGTGATAGAGTATTCCGCCGCTGGGCGTCTTGAGTTTCGCCCAATAGTAACTGGGTTCTGTAGGCATCTGGCTCATTCGGCCCGTTCCTTTCCGGTGAGCATGTCGTTGAAGTCTTTGAATTGCTGCGGCGGGAAGATGGTGCGGACAGTCCGCCCCCGCGCCTGATGCTCGGCGATCGCGCGCTCCAGCGCCTCGATCGGCTCCGGCTTCATGTCGTTCTGCCCGATGATGACCAGCGCGCCGATCTGTTCGGGCAGTTCGACCGCCCCCATCTTGCTGAGCGACACGCCCGCGATCACACGCAGCTGCGGCCGCACGAACGCGATCGACAGCCCATCCTCGATCCCTTCGGACATATAGACATCGGTGCCCGCCGGTATGTTGCGCAGCGGGTGGCGATGATCGCCCTTCCACAGCGGAATATGGCCGCCGATCGACGGGCCCAGCGTCAGCTTCGCATCGTTCAGCGAGGCCTTGCGAACCGGCCCGGCTTTGCCCTCCGATACGTCCAGATAGGTCCGGTGGACGCCGCGCAGGCCGCCATCCAGCCCCATGACGCAGGCCACCATGGTCGGGATTTTCGCGCGATCGCGACCATCGCGCTCCGCCAATTCCGTGCACCACGCCGCCGGATGATAGCGCAGGCTGCCCGGCACCTTCCCCAGCTGGGCAAGGTCGATGCCACGCCCCGCCAGATAGCCGAAAGCCGGGGTGCGGCCATCAGGACCGGCAATCCGCGCGCTGCCATTCCACAGCCGCTGCGCGCTCGACCGCTTGGCCTCGCGTTCCTCTGCCTCGGCAATCTCCGCTTCCTGCCGCCGCTTGTCCGATTCCGCGCGCGATCGCGCAAAATCCTGCTCGCTCATCCGGTCGACGCCGACCAGGCGCTTGGCCTCGGCGAAACCCTTGGCGAAATCACCCTTCCATTCGCGCTCGACATAGAGCGACAGGATATCGCCACCGGCGCCGGGCTGTCCCCGCGCCAAGCCGAAATCATTCCATGATCCCTGCTTGCTGCCCGATAGATTGACCTTGAGCGAATAGCTCCCGGTCTTTTCGTCCCGGATATTGGACGTTTCCCAGAAATTGCCCGACTTGCGCCCGTTCGGCAGCAGCATCCGGGCGAACTCGGCCGCGCGGGCGTTCATCCGCTCGCGCACCTCATCCACCTCGGCGCGCATCCGGCGCTGGCGTTCCGCATCGCTGTCCCCGCCCCCGCGCATCGTCAGCCCGTCGCTCGAAATTCGGACCGGGCGCGTTCGGCTTCCAGATTGCGGGCGATCCGGTAAGGCACCCCGTTCTTGAAATAGAAATCATTGGGCATCAGGCCAGTGAGGTCGCAGATCGCCACCATATTGGCCTGCGTCGGGATCTTCCGGCCTTCCTCCCAATCCTGCCAGACCGGCGGTTTCACGCCCACACGACGCGCAGCCTCGCTGATCGACATGACGCGCCGATGGTTGCGGCGGGGCTCCTCATAGGTTTGAGAGAGACGCCAAGATTTGAGTGGATGCAGGGGCTTAGTTGCCATACGGCTCAATTAAGCTATATGCTGAAATCATGACAAGACCTGCCGGAACATTTTTTCAGCAAGGGGCCGTGGGACAGCAAACTGGGGCACGGATTATACCGTTTCCCATGCAGAAAAAGCTTCCCAACCGCGTCCGCGAACTGCGCAAGCTGCACAAGCTGACACTGGAAGAACTCGCCGATCGCGTTGGCATGACCGCCGCGCACCTGTCCGACATCGAGCGCAGCAACCGACGCCTGTCGACGCACTGGATGGCGCTACTGGCGAAGCAACTGCGCGTCGGTCAGGCGGACCTGCTAAATGAGGAAGATCGCGGCGTCATCGGCGACGAAGGGCTGCACCGCCTCAAGGAACTTTATTCGGCCGCCTCGCTCGACCAGCAGCAGGCGCTGCTGCACGTCGCGGAAGCCATGCTTGGCTTCAAAAGCGAGCCCTCGGAACTTAAAAAGGCGGGCTGATCCGAACCCTCCGGGCCGATTCGGCCAGCGGAATCCGCCCCTTAGCGGGACATAAATCAGCAAATAGCTGAATTTTTCTGTTGATTGATTTTCAGCAAATAGCTTAAGAACAGGCTTCCACCCAACAGGAGGCCTTTATGCGAAATGCTGAAATCCTCGCGTTCCCAACGCCATCAGTTCCCCCACCGAGACCATCGATACAGCCGCCGCTGCCCGTGCTTTCGCGCAGCGTCCGCGACATCGCCCTACCCGAAATCGCCCACAGGCTGGGCATCGACCGGCTAGAGGCGGCGACCATCGTCAAGCATCTGCGCACCCTCGCCACTGGCAAGGGGTTCCCGCTTCCGCGCACCGCCCGCTTCTGGCGCGGCGAGGAAGTCTGCGGCCCCAAGCGCATCGTCGCCCGCTCCATCTGGAACCGCTACGAAGTCGACCAGTGGTTCGAGGATCGCGATCCGCCAGCGGCGCGCGCGGTCAAGCAGCGCCTGCGGCAAGAAGCCCTGCGCGAGGAAATGGCGGGCCGCGCTGTGGCCGCCGCGTCCCCGCGC